TGCTGCAAGCAGCCTGAGATGGCTGGTATCCTCCTCTTCGATCAATAAGAGGACTGAGGGGGCGGTGGCTTCGGCTGCCGCTCCCTTTTCTAAGGAGGGGCTATGCCTCTGAAGAAGGGTTACTCAAAGAAGACGATCAGCAAGAACATCAAGACCGAGATGAAGGCTGGTCGGCCTCAGAAGCAGGCGGTTGCGATTGCCCTCAATGTGGCCCGTAAGGCGAAGAAGAGGAAGAAGTAATGGCTAAGCGACCTGGTTTGTACGCTAACATCCAAGCAAAGCGTAAGCGCATCAAGGCCGGTTCTGGCGAGAAGATGCGGAAGCCTGGCACGAAGGGCGCTCCCACGGCCAAGGCGTTTAAGCAGGCCGCTAAGACGGCGAAGAAGAAGAAATGATCTCCTTCCCCAATCAAGTATTTCGTGAGGGTGGACCTCACTGGCACCCTGTGGCGCGTACCCGGTACAGCATCAAGGGTGTGAATAATCAGGAAGAGCTTGACGCCGCGTTGAAAGACGGCTGGCGCCTCTCCATGCTTGAACCTGTGATTGACGAAGATCCAGTGGTAGAATCCGAAGAGCCCCTAGACGATTCTCCTCCCACGAAAGAGGAGATGCTCCAGAAGGCGGAGGAGCTAGGGCTAAAGATCGACAAGCGCTGGTCTGAGAAGACCCTGCTTGCCAAGATCGAGGAGGCTCTCCAGTGAGCTATACGAAGCGCCAGTTCATCACCGCAGCATTCGAGGAGATCGGACTGGCCTCGTATGTCTTCGACCTTCAGCCAGAGGATCTTCAGACGGCCCTACGCCGCCTCGACGCCATGATGGCAGAGTGGAACGGCAAGGGTCTGCGTTTGGCATACCCCATCCCCTTGAGCCCGGAGGACGCCGATCTTGATACGGAGACGACGGTCCCTGACTGGGCGAATGAGGCGGTTATCACGAACCTTGCTACGCGCCTTGCGTCGGGCTATGGAAAGACTGTTCCTCCCGATACTAAGATGATCGCGCGGCAGGGCTATAACACGATCATGAGCCGTGCAGCGATGCCTCCCGAGATGCAGATGCCGCACTCCATGCCGCGTGGTGCAGGGCGCAAGCCTTGGCGCTATGACGACCCTTTCATGCCCATCCCGGATTCTCCTGTGGAGACTGGTGGAGAGGGCGAGCTGGATCTTTATTGAGGGCCTAACGATGCCGACTATCAATCAACTGCCGACCGTTACGAGCCTCTCAGGCGGTGATCTCTTCGCGGTCTACAACACTGGGAACGGTGACGCCCGGAAGGTGTCTGCCACGGCCCTTGCGACGTTTGTGCAGCAGCAGTCTCCGACCAGCCAGGCAACGCAATATGTGGCGCCCACAAGCGGCCTCACGGTGCCCCTACAGGCTGCTGGAGACCAGAACTGGGTAATCATGACCCCAGCCACTAGCCTCACCTCCCTGACCCTTGTGATGCCTGCTGCAAGCTCCCTGACGGATCGCACGGAGATCCTTGTGGTGAGCACGCGGCAGATCAACAACGTCTCCTATACGCTCAACGGCGCCACGGCCATCTACGGCAACCCTGGCGTTCTGGCTGCGGAGGATTACTTCACCCTCAAGTACGACAACGGCCTGAACTCCTGGTTCCGGGTCGCGTAAGGAGCAGATCATGGAACTGACGACCTTCAAGCCTGGCTATGGGACCGGATCGCTCAATGCGGTGACGGATGCCTCCTCCAGCGTATCTATACCCGAAAACGCTCGGTCTCTAGTGCTCTCCAACCTGGGCAGCTCGACCGTGTGGGTACGGGTCACTGACGGGGCCTCTACGGCCACCACAAGCGACTATCCCGTACTGGCTAGCCAGCAGGTATCCATCGCCAAGGGACGCCCCCAGGGGACGCTCTCGATGGTCTGCAACACGGGTGACAGCAGCACCCTCCATGTGATCGTCGGAGAAGGCTTCTAAGATGCTTCAGCGCGACCGTCAGCGGCAGAGAGAGCGAGGAACGGCTGGAGGTGGTGGGGTAGCCCTCGCTGCCGAGTACCTCGTGGTCGCTGGCGGGGGTGGCGGTGGCTGCGATGGTGCAGGTGGTGGTGCAGGCGGTTATCGGTCGTCTGTAACGGGCGAAGCATCGGGCGGCGGTGCATCTGCTGAGTCATCGTTAAGTATTGCGTTAGGAACGTCTTACACGGTCACTGTTGGCGCTGGGGGAGCAGGGTCTACAAACACAACTGTTAAAGGTACATCAGGGGCAGATACGGTTTTCAACACAGTAACGTCAACGGGCGGGGGAGGCGGGGCCTCTCGGAGTGCTATTGATGGTCTCACAGGTGGCTCTGGCGGTGGAGCTGGGGGCATCCCAGGTGGTTCTGTTGGCTCTGGCACGGCGAACCAAGGTTTTGCGGGCGGTCTTGCTTACAACGGCGGTCTGGCTTCTGGCTATGGTGGTGGCGGCGGTGCGGCTCAGCTTGGACAAAATGCTGCCGCAAGCGTGGGCGGAGACGGCGGAGACGGAGTTGAATCCTACATTACGGGCTCTGCTATCTATCGCGCAGGTGGCGGTGGAGGTGGGCATGGCGACGGCTCTCCTCCGGGGGGTACTGGTGGTACAGGCGGTCTTGGTGGCGGCGGTAACGGGTCAAGCCTAAACGTCCTTGCTACTGCTGGAGCAGCTAACACTGGCGGAGCTGGCGGTGGTGGTGGTCGCCAAGGTGGATATGTAAATGGCGCAGCAGGCGGCTCCGGTGTCGTAATCATCCGCGTCCCCAGCTCTGTTGTCGCAGAGTTTTCTGCTGGCGTTGTGTACAACTACATCCCCCTCGATGACTTCAACGTCTACGAGATCACGGCTGCTGGTGCCAGCGACACGGTGACGTTCTCGCAGGGCGCCCTAGCTACCATCGACGACAGCCTGCGCTTTAACGACGACGACAGTGCATATCTGAGCCGTACTCCGGCCTCTGCGGGTAATCGCAAGACTTGGACTTGGAGCGGCTGGGTTAAGCGTGGGAATCTTGTAAATGGAATGCTTTTCCACGCAGGAAATGGCAGTACGGATACAACGTGGCTTGACCTTGGTTTTAACTCAGATAGATTAAGTTTTGGTTTATACAGCACTGTTTTTCGTACCAGCACCGCTGTTCTCAGAGACCCGTCCGCGTGGTATCACGTTGTTTTTGTGCTTGATACTACGCAAGCGACTGCCGCAGATAGGGTCAAGATTTATATAAACGGCCAGCAAGTTTCAGACTTTGATGTCAACAACGCTCCCACGCTAAATGGCGACTATGCCGTAAACACGGCAACGCAACACAATATCGGTCGGAGCAGGTCAGGCAACTATCTCGACGCCTATCTCTCCGATGTTTACTTCATCGACGGTCAAGCCCTCGACCCCAGCCGCTTCGGCAAGCAGGACGCTGATGGCGTGTGGCAACCTATCAGCTACACCGGCACCTACGGCACCAACGGCTTCCATCTGGACTTTGCTGATAACAGCACGGCTGCTGCCCTGGGCACGGACGTAAGCGGTAACAGCAACGACTGGACGCCTAGCGGGATCACCACGGACGATCAGGTGTCTGATACGCCGAGCGTGAACTATGCGACGTGGAATCCATTGCAACAAAGTGTTTTGTTAGGCTCTCAAACCTTGAGCAATGGGAACCTTGACACTATTACAACACTGGGCGGTGTTAATAGCACAATATTTGTATCTTCAGGGAAGTGGTATTGGGAAACTAAGTTAACTAGCGGAACGTCTTATGCTGTGACTGGCATTGGTCAAAATAATTCAACTAATTATACCGGCTTTACCTCTGACAGCTACGGATATGTATTTAATGGTGACAAGATTACTAATGACATTAAAGTCTCGTATGGAGCCACATATACAACAAACGATGTAATAGGGGTTGCGCTGGATCTTGATGCTGGAACGCTTGTCTTTTACAAAAACGGCGTGTCGCAAGGAACTGCTTTCACAGGTCTGAGCGGTACGTTTGCGGCTCGCATCGGCAACGGAACATCGGGATCTCAAGCGTCGTGGAGCAGCAACTTCGGTCAGCGTCCCTTCGCCTACACTCCGCCCACAGGCTTCCAAGCCCTGAACAGCGCGAACCTCCCTGCCCCTGTGATCGCAGACGGCAAGGAGCACTTCCAGCCTGCCCTGTACACGGGTAACGGTACGACCCAGGCTATCGGTGGCTTGGAGTTCCAGCCTGACTTTGTGTGGATCAAGAACCGTAGCGGGGTGAACAACCACATTCTTTCAGACGCTGTACGGGGAGCTGGAGTAGGGCTTGCTTCAGATGCTACCGTAGCAGAGTTTAGCATCCCAACGGACTTCCAAGCGTTTTTGTCAAACGGCTTTACCGTTGGCTTTAGCGGCTTCAACTTTACCAACGGAAGCGGGATAAACTATGTAGCCTGGAACTGGAACGCAGGCGGCAGCACTGTCACCAACACGGACGGCAGCATTACCTCGCAGGTGCGGGCTAACACGACGGCTGGGTTTAGCATTGTTAGCTATACGGGTAATGGCACAGCAGGTGCTACGGTTGGTCACGGTTTGGCGACTGAGCCCGATATGCTTATTATAAAAGACAGGGATGCAGTTAGGGACTGGCCTGTTTACCATAGCTCAGTAGGGGCTACAAAATTTATTGAATTAAACACAACAAGCGCCGCTATAACTAATAGCACGGCTTGGAATAATACAGAGCCTACTTCGTCTGTTTTTAGTATGGGAACAG